AGTTCGTGGTAAACAGGCTAAATTAATTCTCTGGGAAGAAGCTGGAGCAAATCCATATTTGTTAAAAGCATGGAATGCTGCTTTACCATCTCTTAAACAGGGTAAAATTGTTTATGGTTTAATGGTTGCATTTGGTACTGGTGGTTCTGAAGGTCAGGACTTCGTAGGACTAGAAGAATTATTCTTTAATCCTAATGGCCATAGTGTCCATGCCATGAAGAATATCTGGGAAGATGAAACTCTTGGAGGAGCTTGTGGATTCTTTCACCCAGAATGGGCTAACAGAGATGGATATATGACAAGTGAGGGGGTATCCCTCAGAAGACAGGCTGAAGAGGCTTGGGAAAATGAGATTGAATTAATCAAGGCTAACTCACGTAATCCAGACTCAGTAGTTAGATTTATGGCTGAACACCCTAATAAGCCATCCCATGCTCTACTACAAAGTAAACATAATGAATTTCCTGTGCTAGAGATCAAGAAAACTCTAGCAAGGCTTATGTCTTCTGAGCAAATGCAGGAAGCTGAGTTCATAGGAGACTTTGATTTTGATGTTGACACTGGTAAGGTCCAGTGGAAACCTAATCCAGATCTAATGCCTATTCGAGTATTCCCCTTAGATTTAACTGGGGATACTGCTACAACTATAGATGGATGTTGGACTATATATGAACCTCCAATCTCAGATGAGTATGGAATGGTTATATATAATAGGTATATAGCAGGAACTGACCCTGTGGATGATGATAGAGATGAAAGTCTTGAGTCAGAATCTCTACAATCTACGTTTATTCTAGATACTTGGACAGATAGAATAGTAGCTGAATATACAGGAAGACCATATAGTGTAGAAACATACTATGAGAATCTCAGAAGAGGATTATTATACTATGGAGCTATTACAAACTATGAGCAAGAAAAGAAGGGTCTATATACCTATTTTAGAAATAAAAACGGTCTCCATCTTCTATCCGATAGATTAGAAATCTTATCAGATCAAGGAATATCCAACTTTAAGGGAGAAGGAAATAGAAGTAAAGGAACTATGGGGACAGGTCCAGTACAGAAACACGGTAGAGATCTTATTAAAACATGGTTACTATCCCCAGCTCCGGGAATTGATGAGACTTTGAACGTTCATCGAATAAGATCCATTCCTCTTCTGAAGGAGCTACTATACTGGAACCCTGAAGGAAACTTCGATAGGGTATCAGCACTATCAATGCTTATGTTATATAGGGCTGAGAAGTATAGACAAATAAATGAGAGAAAATTGATAGTGAAATCCAAATTAAGTGATAGTAGAGTACTAACCAGAAACTCCCTTCCAAATAATAGCTATGGAAGTTATCAGAAAATTAAGAGATTATTTCCTAACTCCACAAATTCGTAATAATTTTGTGTTAAATACTATATAAGATGTTATCACCAGCCGTTCAGTTTCCTACACAAAAGAAATCAACTTCTAGTAAGGGAAAACAATTTTGTGTAGATTGTTTTACTGCTGCTCTAAATACTGCATATAACTTTTCAAACAACACTCGTCAGAGCAAGGCTGAAATGCAGGAACTCATAGATCTTTATCACAATAAACTTAACCCCAAAGAGGTTAAGAAGATTGTAGACCCATGGGACTTTGGATTAGCGAACTTACTAAATAATTTTAAACATTATCCAATTGCAAATTCCAAGATAGAATTACTTCTTGGAGAAGAGATCAATAGAAAGTTTGATCTTAAATGGTTTGCAATAAATCCTGAAGCTGTATCAGCTAAGGAAGCATCTATTAGGGAAGGATTTGAAAAACTAATCCTAGAACATCTTCAGAAGGAAAACTACGATGAGGCTGTTCTACAGAAAGCAATAGAAGAAATGGATAGGTACAATAAAATGACCTATCAAGATGCACGAGAGATGAGAGCTAATCATTTCTCCAATTATCTATATAAAAGACAGAATTTAAAAGTAAAGTTTCTAGATGACTTCAAAAATCTCCTAATCTTAGGTGAGGAAATAGGTTGTGTAGATATAGTGTCAAATGAACCCATCTATAGGTCCTGTAATCCACGTACAATAACTACAGTTAGAAGTGGGGCATCATCCTATATCGAGGATGCTGATATTGTCATAGAAGACGTTTATATGCCTTTAGGAAAGGTAATAGATATGTTTTACGAGGATCTTTCTTCTGAGGATATCACATATCTAGAAAAAAGGCTTTCTCGTGGTACTAATAATGACCTTATAAATTATAATACTGACCCAAGGATGACTAATCCCTTTATTATTGATGGGGTTCTACAGAATGAAAATGGGTCAGTTTCTCCAATGAATATTGATATTTCTTACTATGTAAACAACCAGAATGTAACTGCATTTGACCAATATGGTAATGTTAGGGTTGTAAGAGTGGTATGGAATAGTCTCAGAAAACTTGGGGAATTAAAATGGGTAGATGAGGACGGAACTAGACAATCAAAAGTAGTTGATGAAAACTATCCTATTGATAAAGCGTCTGGGGAGGAAGTAGAGTGGTTTTGGGTTAATGAATGGTGGGAAACTACCAGATTAGCAAAAGATATTTACGTTAAGTATGGTCCTAGACCTGTTCAATTCAGGGACAGAGAAAATAAGAGTAAATGTGCATCTGGATATATCGGAACTGTAGTTCCTGTATCTCTATTCAAAAGAATGCTTCCTTACTCATATCTCTATGATACATTTATGTATAGGACAGAGGTAGCATTTGCAAAGGCTAAGGGCGTTATAGGAAAACTCGATATATCAAGAATGCCAGACGACTGGAACTTTGACCAGTGGTTATATTATGCAGAAATGTTTAACTGGATTGTAGAAGACCCATTTACTGAAGGTAAGAAGGGTGCCGCAACTGGTAAACTCTCTGGGGGTATGAACCAAAGTAATGCAGTCCTTGATATGACCCTAGGAAATTATATTCAACAGCACTTTCTAATGCTGCAGTTTATCGAGGGTCAGCTGGATAAGATTTCAGGGATTACCCCACAAAGAGAAGGATCTATTGCCAATAAGGAAACTGTAGGAGGTGTAGAACGCTCTGTAATGCAGAGTGGTCTTATTACCGAACCTTGGTTTATGATCCATGAGGATTTCAAACGTAGAGTATCAATAGCTCTATTTGAAACCGCTAAATACGCTTATAGAGAACGTAAGGAATTACTACAGTATATAACCGATGACTTTGTTTCTATCCTCTTCCAATTTGATGGTGAAGAGTTGAATGAACAAGAATTCGGATTAATTATGGCTAATGGGGCAGAATTTGATAAGATTAAGAGTCTTATTGAAGAGACTGCTAAGTTTGCTATGCAGAATGATAAACTTAATATTTCAACTCTGGTTGACATTTATATGTCAGAATCTCTAGGTACTATGAGAAGAAAACTAGAAGCTAGCGAATCTAAGTTTGAACAGCGTCAGCAAGAGAACTTTGAAATGGAGCAACAGATGCAACAGCAACAGCAACAAATGCTAATGCAGACTGAAGCCGCTAAAATGGAGTTGGAAGATAAGAAGTTAGAAATTGCGAGAGAGAATAATATAAGGGATAACGAAACTATGATCCAGATCAAAGTTATGGAGTTAGAAAGCAAAGAAGCCGAAAACTCTTTTGATCCTGTATCATTAGATAAGGTTAAACAGGGATGGGCTAAACTCCAGAAGGATTATGAGCTTAATAAACAGAAGATGGATGCTGATAGAAAATTAAAAGAAGAAGCCCATGATCATAAGATTGAAATGGATAATAAAGAATTTAAGACTGAGTTAACATTCAAACAAAAAGAACTTTTAGAAGCAAAAAGAGTTCATGATGCTAATATAAAAGAGACTCAGAAGAAAACTAACGCATCTATAAGGGAGACTACAAGACATAATAAGGTTATGGAACGTAAGCCAACCCCCAAATCTTAGCTATTATAATTTCTCTTATTATCTCAAATTATTTGGTATTGTTTTATTATTGTTTTAATTTTGGTTAAAATTTAATTTATGGCAGGAGAAGAAAGTTTTGGTTCCGTAGATCTCTTTGACATCTCTTCGATGATCGAAGTGCCTATGGGTCCACAAGATGAGGCAAAGGTTGAAGATAAGAAAACAGAACAAGAAGTAAAGTTAGAGGTGGTAGCAAACGATGGAAATGCTGCTCTTTATAACGATGGTTCATTTGAATTTAAAGAACAGGAGCAAACTGCGGATGAATCCAAGGTAGAAACTCCTAAAGAAGATAAGAAAGAAGCTAAAGCTCCCTCCGAAGCGGATGACTCTTCTCCATCTTCACCATATTTAGCCTTTGCCCGGTATAATGCAGAGGAGGGAGTTTTTAGCGACTTTACTGATGAGGAATGGTCTCAAATGGTAGAGGAGTTTGGTGAGGATGGTGCGTTATTTGAACTGAATAAGAAAACTATTGAATCTAAGGTTGCTGAGCAACTGGATGAGTACAAGAAGACCTTATCAGACACTGATAGAATCATTTTTGAATCTAAAATTAATGGATTACCATTGGATGAAATGGGAGAAGTTACCTACTATAAAGGTAAATTTGGTTCCTATAGTGAAGATGATCTTGAAGATGAAAAAATTCAAGAAGAAA